AACGCCGGTGCCTTTGAGCGAGTACGAGGCGGCGACGGCGTGATCGCCGGGGAATATGGACTGCGAGACGGCAAGGTTGTCGGCCACGGATGACGAATCGAGCCGGAGATGCGCCTTGACCTCCGCGAGGGATACCGGCTCGACGGTCGGCGCGGTGTAGACGGTGACTCTATGGTTTGGTTTGTTCATATCAATACCTATCACGAACGTATTCAACCTCAATTGCGGTGTTTTTACCGTTTCCGGTATAACCAGCGAATTTGATATACATGGTTTCAAATGCGGTATTGGCTGTGAGCGTTTTTGTAAATGTTCCGGCGTCATATATATTCAACGAATCGGTGTATGCGCCAAATCCAAAAGTCGCCCCGGTCTGTGTCATAAGCCGCTTCCCATACGCGATATATGCCATAACCTTGACTGAATCGCCGGCCTGCGACGCCTTTACGGTGATACTGTGGCTTTTCCACGGTCGATAATGCCCGGTAGAATCCGCGCCGGTCGCCCCGTTGACGGTGAACGTGGTGAGTATATTTGACGGCCTCCATGATACGGCACGTATCATGCTCTCGACAAGGTGAAGCGCGGTTGCGTTCGGGTATGCCTCTATCTCCGGCCCGTACTGTGTCAGGGTGTCAATATCAGATAGCGCCGTGGGTCCGCCCGCGCCTTGACGGGTGAGCAAAAACCAGTAATTCGTTTCTCCGGGATTTAGGCCGGTGACCGTCACCGATGATGTGGTTGTGTCGATCTGCGCAACAAAGAGCGTGTCGGATGTTCCGGACACAACGCGACACACAAACACGGAATCAACTGCGGCCGGGCGAGTGGTTATAGTGACCTTTGTAGACGTGTTCGACACCAGCGTTGCCGCTATACGTCCGCCATAAGGGTCAGCCGCGTGTGCTATCAAAGCCGCCGTCGCGAACAGGACGGCGATGAGGAGAGTCGCCCATGTTTTCTTCATTGCCGTCCTCCTCGTTTTAGTTGTGTGAAGCGGTCCAGGTGCCGACCTGGTTGACGATAAACCATTTATTAGCAAGCCCATAAATCACGCGGCAACTACCCGCGACACTTCCCGCCACGATGTCCGCCGAGCCGTCGCCGAATATAAGCGAATCGCCGGATGCCGCACGGATGCGGAGCGTGTCGGTATCGGCAACCTGAAAGTCCGCGTACGCGCCGATTGTCGCGCCCGTTTGGAGTAGTACCGTTGATTTTGCCGCAAGGGGCCGACCAATGAACGTAGTGCCTGATCCCCGGAACGAACCCGCCGCATAAAGCGTACACGCCGTCGCGAGACCGGACGCCACCGGCTGTACCTGTTGTGTTGCTTTGAGGTATTTGAACGTCAGAGAGTCAACATCTTTCGTTGCGCCAACAACGAGAGCTTTCGATGCCGTGGTGGTGCCCGCCGTGACACCGGCGAGCATATTCAATTGCGCTCCCGTCGCGGTGACCTGTGTGCCGTTGATTTTGAGCGCCCCGCCGGACGCCACGTTGAAAACTCCACCAGATGCTATGGTCTGCGTAGCTCCGCTCTTAACAGTGAACGACTTCCCGTTGAAAGCGAAATAGCCGCTCTGTTGTGCGAAAGCCACTACCGCGAAGGCCACAATGAGCACGGCAAGCGCGGCGGTGAATACCTGGTTACATTTGATATATCTCATTGAGGTCTCCTTGTCGTTTGTGTGGGGCGGGATGCGCCCGCCCCGTGATCGAACCGGACATACTATTTGTCCGAAGTGGCATCGTTTTAAGCCGTTACTCCGGGGGGTTTTCCAGCGGCGCATTGCTGGGGTGACCGAGGATGACGGCGACGGCGAGAAGCATCGCGCCGGTATTGTTCGCCGGTGTGAGCGTCATTCGAACATACCGCTTGCTCCCGGTATAGCCGATCTTGAATACCGAGTTGTCATTGTCATGACCGAACGAGGCCAGAGCTTCCGTGCCGAGAAGGTCAACGTCGGCGACGCTTGCCGCATCGGAGAGAGTCGGATCATCACCCTCCTGGACGAGGACCGTAATTTCGGTGTCGGAATCGGCGATGCTTCCGGTCATGATGATGAATTCGAGGGAGTCGAAACCCTGCCGGTCGATGATTTCCGTGGTAACGGCGGCATCACCGGTCGAATGATCATACGGGGCGATACCCTTCCGCACGTCGATGTTGTTGTGAAGATCGCGCATTCTATTTTTCCTTTCCTTTGTCGTTGTAAGCATGGGGCGGACACTCACGCACCCACCCCGAACGATATTACGCCGAGAACTTGAGGAATTTGATCGCCTCGAAATTCTTGATGCCGCCACCGACCCGCTTTGAGATGTAGAAATACGTCAGGCCCTTCGTGGTGTACGGGTCGCGGAGAATGGTCATACCGCGCCGGGTTACGATGCGGTAAGCCGCGCGGAAGTCGGCGAGTGCGATGGAATAGGAATTCGCCCCGATGTCGGCCATGTTATCGGAAATACGATACGGAATCCCGTTGATGCTGTTCGGGATGCCCGCCTGAAGGCCCGGTTGCCAGAGGTACTGGCCCATGCCGTCCTTGAGCTTGCGGACGGACGCGAGCGTCGATCGGTTCATGAGGTACGTCGCGTTGGCCTTGTACTTCGTTTTGAGCGCGCCTTCGAGGTCGATGAAGGCGTCGGCGGCGTCGGTGGTATTGAACGCGCCGGAAACGCCGGTGGTGATGTAGCCGACCTTACCCCACGCGTAGGATGAATCTGCTATAAACGTGTACGCCGCGATGCCGCGCGCGCTGTTAACGCCCGTTCCGGTGATGAAATCGGTGTCGTCGAGGTCCGCAAACGAGATACCAGCCTCCTGCGTGAGCCAGGCTTCGAGGTCGATACTCGAATCTTCGAGAAGTTTGTTGTACATCGCGGGCATGACATACGACTCTTCCGCGTTGATGCTGATCTTCGCCAGCTTCGGAGCCGTGGTTTCGGAGCGTGTCCCTGTTTCCCCGGTATGCCCTGCGGTCATTCCGGACGTCACAACCGGCTCTTCCCAGCCACCGCCGCCGATGGGCGTCACGGTAGCAAGGTCGTACATGGCGACCTGATCTTCCGCGATGCGGGAGATTGCGCCGACCGTCGCCTGCGGGAGCGTGTACCCGCCATCGGGGTCCGACCCGGCGCGCATGGCTTTGAGTTCGCGCGCCTTTTCGCCGCCATCACCAGCCCGCATATAGCCGCCGGGGCCGAAAATCGCGGCCTTGTGTTCGGCTTCGGCCTGTTCGGTTCCGGGAGCAGGGCGCTGGGCTTTCGCTGTCGCCGCCTTGATCTCGTTGTCGATGGCTTCCAGACGTTCATTCATGGCCGCGAGTTTGGCCTCGTAGTCGGCGGGAGCGTGACCGTTCTTTTCGATTGCGGTGAGCCGCGCATCGTTCGCGGCCTTGAACTCATGAAACAGATTCGCCTGTTCCTCGATGAGCTTTTTGATTTCGTCCACTTTACAGCCCCTTTCGTGTCGTGTGGGGCAAACAAAAACAGAAGGTGAGGCTCCTCACAGCCGTCCGTTTTGTTTCTTGCGCCGCCGTCTCACCTGGCCGGGTGATCGGGCGGACCCCGAATTGTCATTTCTTGCGCCGATTACGCGGCGCGGAACGCCTCCATACTACGCTTGATCGCCGCCTTGATTGATTCGACATCCTCTTCCGCGTCCCACGGAACGAGACTATCAAAACCCTCGGCTACGATACATTTTGCTTGCGAGTTGGAAAACCCTGCGTCCCGCAGTGCCTTTTCCGCGTCGCGGATGGTAAGCCCCGATTTTACGCTCGTTGTCCGGGCTTTCGGATTGGCCGGGAATGTTACGAGCGATATTTCCACGAGATTGATCTTTTTTAGCGTCCGCCGGGGTTCTTCCGGTTTCGTCCTGGTCGTCCATTCGACGGCGGTATACCCTATTGAAAGCCCGTTTATCGCCGGGCGCGGCTCCATTTTAAGAAGTTCGTATATCTCGCGTCCGCGCGGGGTGTCCGCGATCTTGCCTTCCACATACAGCCCGATCTGGTCTTCGCGCATTTCGGTCCACACGCCGACCGGAACATCACCGTCAGACGTGAAGCCGTGCTGTGAGAGCATGGCGGGCCATTGCCCGGTTGATTTCGATTGCGCGATTGTCGATTGGAACGCGCCCTCGACAATCATGTCGCCCCAATAATCCACATTGCCGAACACCGCGCCGTAACCCGAAAACGTCATCCCGGAATCGTCGCCGCCGGTCGCTTTGAGTTCACGGATGCCACACTCATACCGTCTCATCCGATTGTCCTTTCTCCCGGCTTTCATCGGGCTTTCCACCAACATTACTGGGTTCTCTCAATATCGCGGCATTGCCGCCCATTGGGTTCAATTCCTCAAGCTCGCGTACCTCGTCCTGTGTCATCCATGCGGGTGAACCGCCGGAGCCGAGGGCTTTCGAATAGAATTCGCCCCTGTCCTTCGATGCGCCGCGCATAAGGCCATTTACGATAAACTTTATATACTGGCCATCCTTGCGCTCTTTTGGGGTCAACAGATTCTTTTTCGCGCTCTGTTCCACGCGGGTATACACCGGCCCCATAGTGTGTACGATATGGTGTATAAACATCTGTTCCGCGCTTGCGTAGGTCGCTGTTTTGTCCGAATATCCCACCATAATAGGCAGAACTCCGAGCGCGCGGCATATCTCCTCAACCTGGAATTTACGCGTTTCTATGTACTGCATCTGGTCGTTCTGGTAGGACATGGGCGTCCACTTCATGCCGCCCCATACCACTGCGGTTTTAAGCCGGTTACCTTCGCCATTTGACTCCTGCCATGACTCCCGTATTTCTTTGGCCTTATCGGGGCTCAGCTGCTGGTCGGTTGACAGAAGCCCGGACGGTTGCGAACCGTTCTTAAACAGAAGCGCCCCAGCCTCCTCGGTGGCGAGCGCGAGGCCGATTGATTCACGCGCGAGCTTCACCGGTTCCAGCCCCATCCATGTATTCCATGAACCACCCCGGATGTGCCACATGTTGGCCGCGGGGATTTGGAACACATTGCCGCCATCGTCCTGCACCTCATACGACAGGTTCCAGCCGTCGCGCTTCACCGTGACCTGTCCCGGCTCATAGGGGAGAAGCTCGTATACTTCGCCGCGCACGCGGTTGATAAACGAGAAGTGATTGCCGCACAGCATCAGATGATACCCAACCGCTTCCCAGAACCCGAACGCCGTCATCCATTCATTCGGGGAATCGTGAAGGAGATAGTAAAGCGAACTGTCGGTCATCGGTTCGCGCATCCCATTGCTCGCCCGCATGAGTTTGCAGGGGACTTGTGCGAGGTCTTGAGCGACGACACGGGTACACGCCAGCACCGTTGAGACTTCGAGCGCGGTTTTCCAGTTCACCGCCGCGCCACTCTTGGAGTTGGCCTGTGTATACAGCGCCTTCAGTATGTCCACCGTGGATGCCATTTTCCACGCGAGCGCGAGTTTCCCAATGAACTCTCTCACCATAGCTCGATCCCCACGGTAACGGTATTTTCTTTCATCATCCACCGGCCAACCGCGCCGATAAGCCCTACCGCGCCGTCAATTTTGTTCTCCGGACGGTCCTTGTTCGGAAACACATTCTCTTTCTTGTCCATGTGCGCGGTCACGTTTGAAATCATCCACGTCAGCACCGGGTCGCCATTGTGCCGGATACGCCCGTCGCGGATGAGCGCGTCGAGTTCCTTCATCGGCTCGGAGAAGTTGCGGACCGTCATCCCGTATTCGACCATCGGGAAACCTTCTGCCATGCACTCGGTGGCGAACATCGTCGCCTGAAACGGGTCGTATGCGACCTCAGCGATCTCGTATGTGGATTTCAGATCGAGCAGATCGTCCTTGATGTACCCGAAGTCCGTCGAATTTCCCGGCGTGAGCGTGAGCCAGCCTTCCTTCGCCCATGCCTGATAATGGGACCCGCTCCCGTATTCGGCCTCGTCCTCCGGAAGGTAGTAGTTGCCGAACACCGCGTATCTGGTTTTCCCGTCCTCGCCGTCCTCGCGGAACACCAGCATCATGGCCGCGATATCCTTCCGGGATGCGAGGTCGATGAATATCACGCACGGCTGGCCGTTGAAATCGGCTCGCTTCATCGTGGGGTCCGCACATTTCGCCCAGGCCATGACGTCGAAATAGCCCACATCGGCGTTCATCCACTGATTCAGGTGTTTACACCGGATGATGTTCTGGCGGCTGACACGCTGCATGGCCTCAATGTGACGGGACTTCAGATAGTCCTCGTCGATAGACACGCCGTAGTTCGGGTTCGCCTTCGTCCAGTTCTCGAAATCGGTCCAGTCGTCCTCATCGTCAAGGGTGTAGATGATGCCGAACACCTCCGGATTTTCGAGGACGCCGGTCAGGATTTTGACAACCTGATCCCGCTTGTCGTAGCACGGGCCAGACAGGTCGGTCCCGGCGGTGGTGATGACGAACATGAGTGGTTGCGACCGCGCCCCCATTCCGGTAATCATGGTGTCGTAAAGTTCGGGTTTGGAATGTTCGTGGAACTCGTCCACGATGGCGCAATGGGGGGAACTCCCGTCGCCGGGGTTGCCGATGACCGGCTCGAACTTCGAGGCGGTGTCCAGTATAGCGATGTTTGACGCATTGACCTGCACGCCGAAATGTTCGCGGAAGCCATCCGCTTTCAACGCCATGAGACGGGCGGGCTTGAACACCTCCCATGCCTGTTTCTCGGATGTCGCCCCGGCGTACACCTCCGCGCCCGGCTCCGCGTCTGCGGCGAGCATATAGAGGCCGACACCGGCGGCGGTGACCGACTTCCCGTTCTTGCGGGGCACCTCGATGTACGCCTCCCGATACCGGCGTGAGCCGTCCTTGACACGGGTCCAGCCGAACACACAGGACAGGATGAAACACTGCCACGGCTGAAGCGTGATTGCAGAACCGGAACCGCTGGCCCATTTGCCCTTGATGTGGGGCATTTTTTCGATGAACCGGCATACCCGCTCCGCTTTCGCGGGGTCGAGCCGATAGGGGTAGGACTTCGACTTCGCGCTTTCGAGGTCGTCGAGGTGGCGTTGACATGCCAGCCGGACATACCGACACGCCGGAATCGCGCCGGATACGATGGCGGATGCGTAGGCCGTGGCCTTAATGACGTGCGGGTAGTCGCGCTTCATATCGTGGTTCCCGCTTGAAGTTCTGCCTTCTTGCCTGTGAAGTTCTCCCAGCGCCGGACGGCGACATCGACGTAGTGAGGTTCGATCTCCATCGCATAACAGGAACGCCCGGTCATTTCGGCGGCGATGATGGTGGTGCCGGAGCCGGAAAAATAGTCGCCAATGATGTCGTTCTTCTTTGAACTGTTATTTATCGCATAACACACGAGGTCAACCGGCTTCATGGTCGGGTGTAACTCCGAATTGTGTGGCCTGTCAAACTCCCACACTTCGGTTTCTTTTCGGCTCCCGTTATAACTGGACTTATCAAACCACCCATAAAAGCACGGTTCGTACATGCGCTGATAGTTTGCGGGAGTTAAAACCAATTGCTGCTTTTTCCACACGATAGTCGCAGACCAGTGCGCACCACATTCTGTCAGCCACAAACGAGCCTTCATTCCTTCTGGGCCGGGAGCACCGAACATATAAATATCACCGGTATTATAAATCTTGAATATTGCATACAAAGACTTACAAAAAGACCCCCAGTCACCGGCTTTTTGTTTGTCATTTTTGATGTGTCTTATTTTGTGGCGGGGGTTTTTGCTCACTCCATAATCGACGTTATATGGGGGGTCGGTGAATATCATTCTTGATTTACCCCCATCCATCAGCCTTTCCACATCCGTCA